ATATGAATGTCTTTCATCTTCTTCTAATAATTCTATAGGTGAAGTTTCAATACGTTTTTTGTAATTTTTCTGGTTAGATAAAATCAAATAACGTTTAGCAATAGTTCCAAAATATGAATATGCTTTAGCCCCTTTTTCAGGATTAAATAAATGGATTTTTGATAGTAAAAAAGTAATTACTTCATGTTGTAAATCCTCAATATTATCTACCTCAGTATAATAAAATTTAAATGTGTGAATAATATTTTCGGTAAGTTTAAAAAAGGCATAATGGATTTTTTCATTATATATTCTACTTTTTAGATCAAAATCAGTAGTGTTATTATATAAAACAATAGCATTTTCAGTATCTTGAGTAAAATATTGTACCCCTTTTTTCTTTTTTACTACTACTTCTTCCATTATTTGGTAATATTTTTAATAATAAAAGAATTTAATGCTATTTGAATAGTTTTAATTTGTTCAAAGAAAAATCCAACTTCATCGTCTGATTTAAAACTACCTTTAGCATCTACCTCCATCATTTTCTTTTCTGCCATCTCAATAGTATCTGAGATTTTGTTTAGGTAAGACATGTATCCTGCTAGGATATCCTCTTGTTTTTCGTTTTTTCGTAAGAGGTTAAAGGTCGTGAATCCAAGAGTCACGACCAATATTGAAAGAATAATAATTGTTAATATCATAAATTATCTAATAGGTTTTTTAACCCCTCACTCTTTACACTACCTAATGCTTTAGATTTAGTTGCTGAAGTTGTTGGAGCTGATTTATTAGTACCTAATGTAAATGATTTCTTTTTGGTCTCCACGTTACCCTGTAATTTAGGTAACCATTCTCTTTCAAACTCAATCCTAGCAGCCATTAAATCCGCTTGATGTACAATAAAAGGTAATGAAGTACGTGGTTTTTGTTCTGGGAGATAAGTCATTAAATATTTCTTATTTGCTTCATCATATAAACCATCATGAGTCTGAATGGTAATCATTTCATTAAATGTATAAGAAATACCATGAGATTGAAGTAAAAATAATCCTCTATCAGGAACAGAAGCAAAAGGTAATTTAGTATTAAACATATAATCCTCTCCTAATTTTTCACGTCTCCAATTATCAGTTTGGGGGATATATGATTCATTTTCTTCATCACCCATTTTACCTAGGTCATGATTTAAAGCCGAAAATACCAATTCTTCTTTAGTATAAGTAGTAATATCAGCACCCATTTGAGCCCATAAATCATGTAAATGAAGGGCACAAGTAATAACACGATTAACATGTTCTACGTAACCCCCAGGAAAAGCATTGTGATATTCTTTTTTGTGAGACGCAGGCATTAACATCAAGCGTTCAGAATACTGCTCATAAAATTCAATTAATTTTTCTTTACGAGGTGATGAAATATGGTCTTCAATAAAACCAATCAACCTCATCCAATTTTGTTGGATTTGTTCTGCTGTTAAATTCATAAATTAATATTGGTTAACTTCTCCCGGACTTAATGGTTCTTGTTGTACAAATGCCTTAGCATCATTGATATTATCTCTCATTTCTTGAATAACATCATCTACTACGTTCCAATTATTTTGTCGTAAGGCGAATTGTAATTTCTCAATCCCCGATTCTACCTTCTCCATCCTTCTCATTATTATTTCTCTATTTTTCATATTTTCTTTTTTACCCTGTGGTTGGAATATAATATCAAAAGTAATTCACTCCAAGCTTAGGTTAAAAGAAGTTTTACAAAATTGAGATTCTTTTTGAGATGTGCGCATTTTTCGTATTCTTCATGTTCCTGGAAGTAATGTATAGATAATTCAAGGGCAACTTTTAAATAATCGTCTGCAAATCTATATAAAGCTTCTTGGCACACTCTATCATCAGGATCTACTTTTTGAATGTAACTCCAAGATCTATTAAACACTACATATTCTCCTGCTCTATCTACATCTACCATATTTAACCCCTCATCTAATTGTTCAAAAAATTTAAGTATTTGATCGTTAAATATTTGATGATTTTGGATTATTTTTTTAAACATTCCAACCCAGAATAAAGGATGGTTTTTATAATCCAATAAAGCATCAACTTGTTGGAATTTCTCCTTTAATGAAGGGGGTTCCTCATTATTAAACAAATTGAATATTTTATTCACGTCCATCTATCGATACATATAGGCGCCATAAACTTTTATATAGCGCCTATAATGCATTATCTCTATTTTTTCACCGATTATGGTGACTTTAACCAATTTCGCTGTCTAAATGATCAGGAATACCATCACCATCCATATCAGCTATTTCTTTATAACCTAAAGCTTCCATAAATTTAGTAACACGCTCTTTTAAATCACCATCAGAATCTTCAAACCAATCTTCTTTAATATTATCATGACTTAATAATACAGTTAAAGCAGTATAAATCATTTCAACATTTTCTACTAAGTAAATATCCGATGCAATAAAATCTAAACTAAAAGCATAATCATCAATTTGTGGAATGTTTAGTAAAGAATTAGTTTTACCTAACTTTTTTTCTGTAGGAACACTTTTTCCAAATTTATGAAAATATTCTCCTACGTAAATGTACCCTTGTCCTGGTTGTAATATAAATTCGCTCATTTTATTAAATTATAATATTCGTTAAAGTGTTTAATACGATCTGGTAAACCGATAGTTCCACCGTTTACTCTTTTTGTAACAGCAGTTACAGTTACCTGATCAGCACCCCTATCACAAATAGTCCAAAGACCATTTTTATTAAAAAACCAAGCAGCCGACATTAAAGGATATTTAGTAGCAACCAAATCAGGATTAGCTAAAATATCTTCAGGTACAAATTTATCAAAAGCAGAGTAGTTATCTTTTCCTGTCAATTGGATATAACCACGACCTCTAAATTTAAATCCTTCTTTAGTAGCTTCAGGACCATTACCCATTCTACCTCCATAAACACGAGAAGCAATAGCTTCAGGTTTACGAGCATATTGTTCTGCCAAAGCAGGAGTAAAATATCTTGGGAAAATACCCATTAAACCTTTAGAAGAATAGTTTAAATTTTCTGATGTTGCTCTCCAACCTCCAGATTCATGACCACACTGTGCTAAAAAATGAGCTAATCTTAAAGGATTAGTAATATTAAATTTAGCAGCAGTATCAGGAATTTGAGCTAATACTGAATCAGGAATATGTCCTTTTAAAGCATCTAATTTAAATCCTGAAGCAGGAATAATAACAGGAACTGTAACTACTGCTGGAGTAGCAACTACAGGAGTAATTCCCATAATTTTATTCCAAGTCATATCACCAACAATTCCATCAGCGGCTAAACCATTAGCTGCTTGAAATTTTTTAACTGCTTCCTCTGTTTTAGGACCAAAAGTACTAACAGGATCTACTCCAAGTTTAACTTGAAGTTGTCTTACCTGTTCATTTTTATCACCTTTTTTTAATAACATAATTAACCTTCTGTTTCTTCTGTTTTACTTTTTTTACCTTTGTTACCCCAAATTTTATCTACTGAAGATAAACCTAAGCAACCAAATGCTAATAAAGCTACACTATCAACCAATACTGGTGAAGGAGCGATATGAGCTTCTGAAAATGAATTATGATACATAGTAGCACATAGAGCTATAGTACATAATAAGCCGCAAAGTCTTTTCATAGATACTTTACCTGTTTCGTCATAGAATAATTGTTTCATATTATAGTTGTTTTGTTATTTTTGTTAAACTCTCTTGCAACGCTTTCGAAAACGCCTTTCGGTTTAACGGAACTTCATTATTTTCAACATTTAAAAATGCTGCAAAAATAAAGGTTTTTCTAACACCAACTGATTTGAAACAACTGTTTCCTATACATATACTAGTTTCTACAAAATAGTCTTTTTTTAACCACTGTAAACCCATTATATTTACTATTTGTTGAGGTGAATAAATACTGTCTATACTCACTTGAGTAATAAATGCTACTCCTGAGTCAACAGGAGTATATCCTTTTTCAATTAATAATTCTTCAACAGTTTCTTTAACACCAAAAGTAACATCTCTATCTCCAATTTTTTGGATATGTTGAACA